CAAATGAATCCGGCGCTTGCGCCGATATTCATTCACGATCTGGAATTGATATTTATCGACACCGAACGCAAGCGGCTGACATTCCGCTGCACGCGGCAGATGGCCGAAGCCGTCGAAGCCAATGTCCGGTTCTTTCGGGATAACTTTTTCGACAAACATTTCGCGGGCTGGACGCTACACTACCAAACCCCGCGAATCTAAAACCACAACGCACGATGAAAAACAAAAACGACAAGCGGGGCAAGTCCCCGGCAAATTTCTACGACAGAATCGCTGAAATGCTCGGTAAGGCGGCTATTCCGCAGACGATCACAGTCGAGGCCGAGGGAGTTTCGCCCGAAACATTCTCGGCAGCAGGAATCACGAAACGCGAACTGTATGCCACCGTCGCAATGGCAAGCCTTGCGCACGCCATCATAACAACCCCACCCGTCGGAGGCGGCAGGCTTCGTTCAGACTGGGCGCGGCGCGTGGCTGCACAGGCCGCAGAGCTGGCCTACCACCTCGACGAAGCGCTCGGCGAGATCGAACGAAACGGCGAACCCGCAAAAGATTCAAGACGATGAAAATTCTGTATTTGCCACTCAAAAAGGAGTGGTACGAAATGATCGAGCGGGGCGATAAGCGCGAAGAGTACCGCGAAAATACCCGTTACTGGAAAACGCGGCTTATCGACACGGTAATATACGACGAGGGGGACGAGGAGACCGAAAGCCCGGTATTTATATTCTTCAAAGACTACGACGCAGTTTGTTTTTCCTACGGCTACACCCGCCGCCGGATGCTATGGGAGTGCAAAGGCGTTGATTTTGGCCGAGGTCGCCCGGAATGGGGTGCACCCGATCACGAAACATTTATCATCAAACTTGGAAACCGCCTGAACGATGAGAGATTACAGTAAAGATTTCGCCGAATGGCGAAAATGGCGCGACGAAAAAGGGTTGCCGCCTATCTACGACAACCCGGCCGACGCGGGTATCGAAACGGATTTCCGGGTCGGGCAGCAGGTGTCGTTCACGAATGAATACGGCGTGCGGTTCGAACCGCACATAATAATGGGATTCTGCAAACCGGAGCTTTCGGGCCGGTGCGTCTACCTCGACTACGACTGCTACTGGTTCCCGACGGAACTCAAATCGTTAAAACCCTACCGGAAATGAAAGACATTCATCATACCTGCCGATGCACCGGGCAACAGTTTACGTTCAAAGAGTGGTGCGCGTGGCTTGATAACCACGAAAAAGCCGGACAGGATAGCGGTAAATTCGTGGCGTTATCGTACAACGGTTTCGATTTCAACATTCACGACGTATGTCTAACGCCTAACAGACCTGTCCGATTATTCAACCACCATTGTATCGTGGAGGTTAAAACGGCGCAGTCGCCGACAGGACGCTGGGATTACGGGCTGGACGTCAACTTGCACAATTCGGGCCATCACGTCGGGGCCGGATTCGTTGATGATGTGCAAAAGGGATACCCAACGGAGGCCGCCGCGATTCTTGCCGCCCTGCTCGATGCCCGCAAATCAGCCGAACGTGAACTGGCGAACTGTTCCGGTCGCTCCCAGTCGAATCTCGACAACGAGGACGACGAAGACGGATTCATCAAAGACAGCACGCTGGCCCGATACATTCGGAACATCATCAAGCAAATCGACGATCAGCGCCGTGCAACGGCGTTCAAACAACTAACCCTATTTTGATTATGACACGACACGTTGAATCGCACATGCAACGAATGTGCGTCGGTTGGTTCCGGCTCCAATACCCCGCCGTCGGCAAACTCCTGTTCGCCGTTCCGAACGGCGGCGCACGGAGCCGCACGGAAGCCGCGATAATGAAAGCGGAGGGCGTAACCGCAGGCGTTACCGACCTTATCCTGTTGCTCGGACGCGGGGGCTTCAACGCCCTATGTATCGAAATGAAAACTACCGACCGACATTCCGCCCTATCGGACGCACAAATCGAATGGCGTTCGCTCGCAATCACGAACGGAAGCAGACACGTCGTCTGCCGAACGTTAGAGGAATTCCAGTCGGAAATACGCTGGTACATGGCACGCCCGGCGAATAACGAACCACGGGACGAAATCACCTGTGCCCGCCCGATAGTTCCGCCGTCCGTCGAAGAGATCGAGCGAGCATTTGGGAAAATCAGACGACACAAAATCAATCATCAACCAACAAAAACCGAGAAACAATGACAACACACAACCCGAAATTCAGAGGGACGCCCGGCCCGTGGCGGGTTGACGGACACGAACACAAAAACGGCGTCGTAGAATATACCATCGTTTCGATTTCCGGCGACGCTGTCGGCTGCGCTCCCGTCGCAGAGGTACTGCGCAATAACCCGCGCCCGATGCCGGAACAACGCATCGAGGCCAACGCCCGACTATTGGCAGCCGCGCCCGACCTGCTCGCCGTGCTCGAATCCCTCGTCGGGATATTTGAACCGCACAAACTGACCCCATATTGGTCTATGCGCGAAACGGTAAATGCAGCGAAAAAGATCATCGGATACATCTACGGAGTGGACGAGCGAAACCGCACAACCAACGAATCGCCCTCAAACGACGCCGAATTCCTCGAATGGCTGTACGTCCGACTGGTCGGCACTCACGGCGAAAATCCCAATACAGACTATATGCAGAACCTTACATCAATAATCGAAAAATTACGGTAGCCATGAAAACAGCTGAAGACCTTAACAGGCTTATCCGCGACGAAATCGCGACTATCGAAGCGCTCCGAAGCGAAGACGAAAAAATATGGTCGGTTCGGGGGGGGGTAACAGAGGCCGATGCAAAACGCAGCAAGAAGATCCGCCGCATGATCGGCGACCACAACAACGAGATCGCCCACTTGCGCCGCCTTATCCGCTTTGTCGAGGCAACCCCGGAAGAGGGTGTGCGAATGATGCTCGACCAACTGCGCGGGCAGGTAGATCGAATCACCGCATCTGCCGACCGCTACAAATTGAAAGAGCAGAAAAAAGAGTATCTGACACGCGCAGGCGCGCAGTTCAAACACACGCAAATCGCCGAACTTGAATTCTTATTACAATGAATAACAAAGCTATTGCCCCGGAAACTACCGTACAGGAACGGTGTGCCATCTGCGGCCGACCGAGGATTTACAAATACGACGGTTATTGTCGTCCCATCTGCGAACGATGCGCCAACGGAGGTGGCAGGACATACGTTCGAAGCGGAGAGAAGATTGGCCGCAACGAACCGTGCCCATGCGGTAGTGGTTTGAAATACAAGAAATGTTGCGGCAAATGAATGCCGCCCTTAATAACTCAAAACCAAAATAAAGATGGACAAAAAACAAACGACCGCGACTTGCCCCAAATGTGGGGAAGAAATTGTGCAGTGCGAAAACTGCGAGAATACGGGCTGCCCCGATTGCGACGGATTTGTAGTTACCCGCGACGACGTGATTCTGTGCCCGGAATGTGCCGCCGCCTGCAAAGAGGATTGCGACAAGATGCGCGCCATCGGTTGCGGCAGTTGCGCCCTTTTCGCTGACGAAGACGACGAGGGGCAGGGTTGGTGCGAACTGCATCAGGAATCCGTGTGCTTCATTGATAAATGCAGCGACCGGATTTCGAAAGGCTGACCGTTGATAAAATCTTAATCGAAGCGTGTATTATTTACACGCTTTTTACATATCTTTGTGCTGGTAACCAATACAGAGTAAACGCATACCGGGCCTATGAAAATTCCGCAAACTATCGAAATGCAGGTCGGCGCGCTCAATACCAGCGAGCACAACCCGCGACAAATCACCGAAGACGATTTCGCCGAACTGGTCAAATCCCTGCTACTGCTGCCGAAAGGCTTGTATTACCGCCCCGTCGTCGTGGACGACCGGAATATCGCCCTTGCCGGAAATATGCGCTTGCGGGCGCTGAAATACATTCACGAACTCGGATTCGACGACCTCGCAGAAATCTTGCGGGCGTCGTATCGGTTCCGGCATTTCGACGAGGCGAAACAATCCGCGCTGCTGAACTACTGGCGCGAATGGCAGATGCACCCGACCGTGCCGACGCTTTACGCCTCGGAACTCGACGAAGACGAGCAGCAGCAGTTCATCATCAAAGACAACCTATCGTTCGGCACGTTCGATATTGACATGTTGGCGAACGAGTACGACATCGCGGCGATCATCGACGATGGTTTCGACATCGACCTACTCCCGAAATCGGCCATCGAGGCGTTGGCCGCGGCAAATGGCATCGACCCTAACGATATAACGGGGCGACGCTGTGGCGGCGACGGGGAAGCCGACGAGCACTACACGCACAAAATCACGTCGCCCGTCTACGAGCCGAAGAACGAAAAACCGGACTTATCGACGCTGACCGACAGCGGCCGAACCGACGAACTGCTGGCAAAGATCGAGGCGTCGAACGTATCGCCCGACGAAAAAGAGTTCCTGCGGCAGGCTGCCGCACGGCATACGGTGTTCGACTACGCCAAGATTGCCGACTACTACGCACACGCCTCGAAAGAAATGCAGGAGCTTATGGAAGATTCGGCGCTGGTCATTATCGACTTCGGCAAAGCCATCGAAAAGGGCTACATCCGATTGTCGGACGAAATACGAAACGAATACACACGGGAGTATGGCAATGAGGCATAACGGGTTCGTCGCGTTCATTCTGACGCACGGACGCCCCGACCGGGTGTTGACCTACGAGAAACTGCGCAAACACGGGTACACGGGGAAAATATACATCGTCTGCGACGACGAAGACAAGACGCTGCCGGAATATCGCAAACGTTTCGGCGACGTGCTCGTCTTTTCCAAATCGGAGATCGCAAAGACATTCGACGAGGGCGACAATTTCGGCGACCGCCGGGCAATCATCTACGCCCGCAACGCCTGTTTCGAGCTGGCCCAGCAGATCGGGGCGACACATTTCATCGAACTGGACGACGACTACACGTATTTCAAATTCCGGTTCGACGACCAGCTACGCTGGCACGGCGCAGACGTCCAAGACCTCGACGCGGTATTCGACATGCTGCTCGACTATTTCAATTCCGCCCCAATGCTGACCCTTGCAATCGGACAAGGCGGCGATTATATCGGCGGCGAAAAGGCGACGAGATTCAACGACGGAATACAGCCGATGCGCAAGGCCATGAATTCGTTTATCTGCTCCGTCGACCGACCGTTTCAATTCGTCGGCCGTATCAACGAAGACGTCAATACCTACGTCCTGCTGGGGTCGCGGGGGGGGGTATTTCTGTCCATCCTACAAATCGGCCTCGACCAACTCGAAACGCAGAGCAACAGCGGCGGCATGACGGAATTGTACTTGGACGCGGGCACGTATGTAAAGAGTTTCTACACGGTCATGTATTGCCCGTCATGCGTGGTTGTTTCGGCAATGGGAACCGCCCATCGGCGGCTGCATCATCACATCAAATGGCGGTACGCCGTGCCGAAGATACTGCGCGAATCGGTTAAAAAGTAACGACCAATGGCATCACACCCAAGCAACAACAAATCGGCGAAAGACCGCCGGAATGCCCGTCTGCCGCTCGTGTCGCATCTGCGCCTCGAACGGCGGATGCCGTTTCGTCAGATCGCCGCAGAGGTCGAACGGCAGTTAGGGTATTCGGTAACGCCGAAGACGATCAAGACCGATTGGGATTTGCTCGTCAGCGAATGGCGAGCCGAAGCCGCGAGCAACACACAGCAGGCGTGCGACGAGGCGCTGATGGAGTGCGACCGCGCCATCGCGGAACTGTGGCGGCTGTACGAAGCCAGCAAGCAGAAACGAGTTGTCAAGCGGGCAAAGGTTCGCACGACACTCGTCGATATAAACACGTTCGGAAATCCTGTCGTCGGCAAGCCTCTCGACGCCCCCGTTCCGCTCGAATCGGAAACGTCGAGTGTCACGGAGGAACCCGTCGGCGACGTGCGAATCCTCGCCGAAATCCGCAAATGGGAGGAACGCCGCGACAAACTGCTCGGCCTCGACAAGGTACAGGTCGACATCACATCGGGCGGAAAGGAATTCAAGGGGTTTTCGTCGGTGCTGCCCGTCGTGCCGGGCATCGACGAAATCGTCCGCCGTATCGACGAGGAGCGCGAACGGAAACTATCGGAAGAAGACGAATAACACATGTTTACCGACGGACTACAACAGCGCGAAGAACAGCAGCGCGTCAACTACAAACAGTTGCTTGCCTACCGCCACTTGGCCGACCCGCGAATCCGATACGTCGTCTATGGCGGCGCAGCAGGCGGCGGCAAATCGTGGTTGGGGTGCGACTGGCTTATGCGTTGCTGCTGGGCGTTCCCGAAAACGCGCTGGTTCGTCGGCCGAAACAACATCAAGGATAGCCGCGAATCCGTGCTGGTCACGTTCGGCAAGGTCGCCGATTCCTACGGATTCACAGACTACCGGATAACGGACGACGGCATCAAGTTTACGAACGGGTCGGAAATCGTACTGCTCGACTTGACATTCTATCCGCAGAAAGACCCGATGTTCGAGCGGCTGGGGTCGAAAGAGTTTACAGGTGGTTGGATAGAGGAGGCCGGAGAGGTTCATTATATGGCCTACGAGGTGCTGAAATCCCGAATCGGGCGGCATCTCAACGAGGAATACGGACTGGAAGCGAAGATGCTCATAACCTGCAATCCGAAAAAGAATTGGCTGTATAAGCATTTCTACAAACCGCATATCGACGGAACGTTACCGAAAGACTGCGCATTCGTTCAGGCGTTGGTCTACGACAACCCGTTTATCACGCCCGATTACATTCGAACGCTCGAATCAATCGGCGTCAAGTCGATTCGGCTACGTCTACTGCTCGGCAAATGGGAATACGAGAGCAACGCAAACCAACTCGCCGACTACGACGCCATCCTCGACTGCTTCACGAACGAGCGGCAGACGGGCGACGGCGTGCGGCGTATCAGTGCCGACCTTGCCATGAAAGGCCGTGACCGCTTCGTCGCGTTCAACTGGACGGGAATGGCCGCTAAACTCGCTATCGACAAACCATACAGCACGGGCAAGGAGATCGAAACCGACCTGCGCGACGAATCGAGGCGGCACGGCGTCCGGCGCTCCAACATCATCGCCGATTCTGACGGACTGGGGCAGTACCTCGATTCGTATTTGGAGGGCATCAAGACGTTCCACGGAGGAGCGCCCGCGCCAGATAACACGTATTTCAACCTCAAATCGCAATGCGCGTTCAAACTGGCGGAGGTTATCAATGCGGGGCTGCTCTGCATCGACTGCCCGGAAGAACTGCAATCGACCATTGCCGAAGAGCTGGAAGCCTGCCTTGTCGCCCGCGACGTCGACGCCGACACGAGCAAGAAACGGATCATCGACAAACGAGAGATGAAAGCCGTACTCGGTCGGTCGCCCGACTATTTCGACCCGCTGATGATGCGCATGTACTACGAAATCGTCCCGCAGCCGAAAGGTATGCGCGCCCGCGTCGGGCGGCTTTCGTGAAAAGCTGTTTTCGGGCTGTTTCTGCTGGTAAAATTTGAAAGACGAATAAACTACCGCCCCGGCGGCAAAAGTGGATTAAACAGGAAAACTGATGAAAATAACAATCAAGAAACGGACGACCCGGCAGGTGCTCGCTATCGAACGAGTGCTGACGCCCGAATCGCGTACAGCATTGCAAACCCTGCCGAAGCCAAACAAAGTATGCGGCGTGCGCACGCCTCTAAACCTCAACGATCTAACTATCGGCGACCTGTTCAGCTTGCAGGCAGACGGGGTGCACGCTCTTATAGAGCAAATCGCGTCCGTCATTCTGAAAGTACATCCCCGGCGCTGCTACAACGAACGGGCAGACAAAATGCTCGGTTTCGTCTTTTGGGTCGGGCGAGAATTGGAGCGCATCGCAGCGTTGTTCGCAAGCACAAGCAACCAGCCGACGCCCGAAGAGATCAAAGCCGGAATAAACGACCTTGATTTCGGGCCGTTCGGCATCATCGACTGGTACGCCCACCGACAGGGCTACCAAGACCAAGACGACGCCGCAAAGGTGGCATGGGTGCGCGTCTGCGAGTGTATGCGAATCGACAACGAGCGGATCGCCTTTGAACGGCGACTGCGCGAAATAATGGCCAACAAAAACAAATAGACCTATGGAAAAACCGACAGTCGAAAACAAAGTCAAGGAGATCGCCGAGGCGATGGGCCTTACCTATCTGTGCGAATCGTGGTTCCGCGCCAATCAAGCGTTCGACCGATTCCGGCGTCAAGGAGATCGCCGCGAGGTTACGCACCCCGACGGCCTCACGCTGCCCGCCTGCCTCTACGTGCAACCCGTGGCGGGTTTTCTGAATTTCACGTCGCAGGGCTTCGTGCGCGACGCTCCGTCCTGCCTTATCTCCTTTGCCGACGCTATGCCGCTCGACTACAAAGGAGCCGAGGCGCAGGAGATCGCCGAGCGGCTGAAAGGTCTTGCCGTGCGATTCATCGTCGCCGTAAACGAAAGCGGCTTTTTCGTTCCGGTCGCCGGGCAAATCAATTACCGCGTCGCGTTCGACAAGATGGACGCAAACCTATGTATCGTAACGCTGTCGCTGACACTCCAAGAACAGGCGGGCGTCTGCTTCGATTACGGCTTGTAGCTATGGACGTACAAAGAATAGAACTCGAAGCCGACCGAATCGTCGCCGAAGAACTCGACCGGGCACGGCAGAAAATTATCGAGCACCACGTCGCCGCGGGACAACGGACGACGGGCACAACCGCCGACAGCATCACAATAGCCGTAACGACCAATGGCGGCGTAACCACGGGAACGATGGACGCCCGCCCATATTTTGCAGCACTCGAAACCGGCACGCAACCGTGGCTGTCACAGCATTTTCGCCGACGCCGCGACGGGTCGGTCTATCCGTCCGCCCCGAAATGGTTTATCGACATCATCGCGGACTGGGCCGCAGCAAAGGGTGTAGATATTTCAGCGTGGGGAGCAGCGACCAAAATAATGACGGAGGGGTCGGCCCTATTCCGTAACGGCGGCCGCGAAGACATCTTCACGCCCGAAATAGCGGCCCTATCCGACCGCATCGCCGATAGGCTGGCGGGGCTTTTCGATGCACAGATCGTCGAATCAATTTTAAGACAATAGACCATGAGCAGAACATTTACACACAGCAGCACGGGAACAGTAGTCGAATATCCCAATGCAACGCATTTCGCATTCGTCCCGGCGATTTTCAAAATCACGAAAATTCCCACAACGTATGACAAATTAGAAATGGTCTTAACCGACCGCCAAGCGCAGCAATCGTACAGCGAAGAGCGCGAGCCGTTCAATGGGGCCGCATATTTCGATGTACGGCGGTATCTGCAACTGTTGTTCAATAACGTTGCGCAGGGAGTGATTGATTACAGCAAGGCGTTCGTCGATTCCCCGCTGAAAAAGAATATCTACGCTACGATATACTGGTATCGCAACGGCAGTCAATTCTATCTCGGCACGTTTGGGATAGACGCTATTTGGGGCACAATATCCGCCCGCGAATCATCCGGCGGCATCATGCGTCGCAAATGGTTCGTCCGCTATCCGTTTACGGTTGATGTCTTCGCCAAGAACGGAACATCGTTCGACGTGCTGATCGACGGTAAACAGTCCGACATCATGTTTTACAACCACAACGAGGACGCGGAAGGTGCGACCCCATACCACCGCTACCTGCTGAATCCGGCAAGAGTGATCGACCCCTCGACCGTCGCCCGTTCGGTGCATATCGCCGTACCGCATAGCCTCGTGCTGAAAAACGACGAGGAGGCTGTCGGCATGGTTGGCTATACACTCGACATAGACCGGAGCGCAAACGGTGTCTATCTGCGCTGGATAGACCAACAGGGGCGCTATTGTTACTACCTGTTCAAGGAGATCGGCAGCGCGTCGACCGTTTCGACATCCTCGACATGGGAGCGTGACGATATGAATGTCCCGACCGCTTACATAGACGGCGTGAATATCGAAACGTCAGTCCGGCAAAGCCTATCCCGGAAAAAGACCCGTTCGCTGGGAGCAAAGTTGGTCGATTCCGAAACGTATGATTTCCTGCTCACACTCGCGCAGTCGGTCGTCGTGGATGTTTTCGACGGATACGACGCCAACGACGCGCCGCTGTGGCACCGCGTCAATATCGTTGCTGGCAGCTACGAGAAGACGACGAAGCATTACCAAGATTTTATTTTCTCAATCGAGGAGCCTGCGCTGAGCGCACAAATGCTGTAACCATGACGGAGGAATTATATATCAACGGCGAGGCCGTCGACCTTAAACCGGATGCGGCGACGACCCTCAACTACAAGTCTAACCTGCTCGGCGACATATCGAAAATTACGTCGTCGAATTCGCAGACGATTCAATGCCCGAAGACAACACGCAACCGAAAGATATTCGACAATCCGGGGGCGCCCGCCTATGTATCCGATAAGCGATACAACCGATATTCGGCCCGCCTTGTTCGGAATGGAATCGAGGTCGTCCGCGTCGGATATGCCGTGCTGCTATCTTCGTCTGAAACCTACGAAATCGCGCTTTATTGGGGCGTGATGGCAAACTTTCAAACGTGGGTCGACAAAGCGGCCAAGTTGAACGAGTTGACCGGAACCGAAGCGCTGACGTGGAATGCAAATACCACAGCGACGACCCTGTCGCAAATGAAATCCACCGGATACGGATTTGCGAAATACGACTGCGGCGTGTCGAATGCCAGTCTTGCCAATTTCCACCCCAGCGCTACCACGTGGTGGATTCTCGACAAGATAACCAAGCAGGCCGGATTCACGTTCGAAATGCCGAGCAAGTACGCCAGCGCATTGCGAGCGATAGCGATTCCATGCTTGAGTCGAAACGCATCAGACGCAAGCAATGAGGCGGAGGCCACGGTATCTATATATCCATTCATAACGTACAGCAACGGCTTTTGGGGATATTCTATCGCGGGCAATAACGGGACAGATAGACACGGTGTTTTCGACCCGGATGATAATACCAAAATCCGTAAGGTCGACAACGCAACAAAGGTGATTATATCCATTGTAAACCGATCGGGGGCACAGTTGGGAATGGTTCTATATTCCAATAGCTCCAACGGATTCCCCAGCCGCGTATATATCCGAGCGACACGATACAGCGACCGCGACGAAACAACGACGCAAATAGCCGTCAGTATCGGGTCATCGTCGGTATCGTCGTCAACAGGAACGTATGCGTATCAAAAAACGTATTATTTCGCCGACATTGAAGAGGAAATCACGTGGGGAGAATATGACTACCTGCGCCTGTTTCCACATAACGGGACATCGGTAATTTCCGGTTCGAGATTGGGAAATACCAAACTTACGATTACGGAAGACTTCGAAAATATCATCTATCCGAGTTTATTTCCGATACCTCAAAACCTGCCCGAAATCTCGCAAATCGACTTCATCAAGGCGATCTGCGGAATGTTCGGCATCTTTGCCGTACCCGACCCCACAAACGTCAATAATCTGAAATTCGTATCGCTCGACACCTTACAGGAGAACAAAGCGCAGGCGTGCGATTGGTCGGATAAATTCGTCCGAAGCAATGACGACGAGCCGAAGACCACGGAATACAAAATCAACGACTACTGCCGCAACAACTATTTCAAGTACAAAGAAGACGATACGGTTTTCACGAATGCCGACGGCAATCTGAAAATCGACAGCGAGATTTTAGACGCCGAAAAGACCGTTATAACATTGCCTTTCGCTCCATCGGACGGCTCGACGATACGGCACTACGAACTGAACGATGACGGAACAGCCGTCGACACCGTACAAGTCAAAGACCGGATTATGCGCCTTATCAGCGACGGTTCCGGGCTGGCTATGCTTGCATTCGACGACCTCGATTTCACGACCTTGCTATCGAAATACTATTCCACCCTATCACGTCTGCTCAACAGCGCAATAACCATTACGGAGCAGATCATGTTGGACGAATACGATTTGAAATCGCTGGACTATTCAATCCCGTTCTACCTGCGCCAATATGGGAAATTCTACGGCATCGTCAGCATCCAGTCGACAGCGAATAAAGCCTGCGAGGTCAAGGCCGTGCAGTTGCCGGAAACGGTTGTCCAAGAACCGGAACGCCCATCGCAGGCGGTATCTATCGGCTGGCAATGGGAAGACGTCGCTATTTACATAACAGCCAGCGCTGCGCCTGCGTCAGACCTCGATGTCGTGATAACCCCCTACACGTACGACGGTGTTGCCCTCGTACAGCAAACGATCATCTTTCCTGCCGGGCAAATGAAAGTGATCGGCCCGACGATTACGCGAATAGTCGGCGGAATCGAAATAAACTCCATCACCCCGGAATATGACGACACGTATAGCTACATCATCGCAGAACAAACCACGAAAAACGCATAACAAATGGCAGAAAACACAACAACCCGCGTCGTCGAGGTGCAAGTCGACAACGCGGAAGCTATCAAGTTGATAGCCGACTACAACGCCAAGATCGAGGAATCGACGGCAAAGGAAAAGGCCCTGCGCGAGGCGATCAAGAAAAAGGGAGAAGCCACCGCCGCCGACCGCGAGGAACTGGCGAAGCTACGCGCCGAACAGACCGCCTACAAGCGCGAGTTGCGCGAGGTTGAAAAGGAGGTGCAGAACAACATCAAGGCGGCCCGCGAGGAAGAGGGGTCGAACCGAAAACTGCGCGCCGAACTGTCGAACCTCACAAAACAGTACGATTCAATGAGTGCAGCCATGCAGAAAAGCGCAGAGGGCGAGGCACTCAAAAAACAGATCAACGAAATAACCGATGCGCTGCTCGAATCGGAAGAGGGTACGCAAAGGTTTTACCGGAACGTGGGTAACTATCCCGACATCAAGCCGCTCGAAACGCAATTAGGTGTAATTCGTCAGCAACTCGCGCAGATGAAATACGAGGGCAAAGAAACGACGCAAGAGTATCAAGACCTGCTGGGCGTCGCCGCAAATATGAAAGACGCCCTTGCTGACGTCGAGGCTGGCATCAATGCCGGGGCATCCGACACGGCGCAACTCGACGTGCTCATCAAGGGGACGCAAAATCTTTTGCAGCTATGGGCACAATGGTCGATACTTTCAAAGCAGTTAGGGGTCGAAAATAAAGACCTCGACAAAGCTATCGGCATTATAACGCAGACGCTCGGCGCACTCGTGGCCATCCAATCCGTGCAGAACATGTTGCAGAAACAGTCTATCGTCATGCAAAAAGCACAAGCGGTTGCAACATGGGCACAGACGAAAGCGGAAACCGCCCGGACGTCGGCGATGGCCGCCGGGACGGTTGCCACAAACGCCGGAACCGCCGCAGTATGGAAATTCACGGCGGCGCTTTTTGCAAACCCAATCGGGGTTATCGTCGCGGCAATTATCGCGGCAATCGCGGCCGTTTATGCCCTCGTCAAGGCGTTTAGTTGGTTCAATTCGTCGACCGAAAAAGCGAAAGAGAATCTGAAAAAACAAGGCGAAGAACTCGACAAGCTCAATAAGAAATACGACGAGCACATCGAGAAGATGAAAGCCCTCTGTCCCGTCCTGAAAAAGGTTTACAGTGATTGA